GGCAACACCCACGACCTGGTGCTGATGAAGGACCGCAAGGGCTACCAGCTGGATGCGTCGTGCGCGGGCTCTGAGCTGACGAACTCGTGCGCCCCGCGTGCGGGCACCCCGGCGAAGACGCTCTACATCCCGCTCCAGTTCTGGTTCTGCCGCAACCCGGGTCTGGCGATCCCGCTGATTGCTCTCCAGTACCACGAGGTGCGCATCAACGTCGAGTTCGAGCAGTGGATCAACTGCTGCTACTACGAGCTGGTTGGATCGACGGCGGCCACGACGAGCATCCAGTCGCTCACGGCCGCGTCGCTGTGGATCGACTACGTCTACCTGGACACGGAGGAGCGCCGCCGCTTCGCCCAGCAGACGCACGAGTACCTGATCGAGCAGCTCCAGTTCACGGGTGCCGAGTCGATCACGTCGAGCTCCAACAAGATCCAGCTGAACTTTAACCACCCGGTTAAGGAGCTCGTGTGGGTCGTCCAGCGCGACTCGTTCGTGGACTGCACGCCTAACCAGATGTTCATCACTGAGGTCAACGGCATGCAGCCGTTCAACTACACGGATGACTTCTCCACGGAGGGCATCGTGATGGACGTGCTGGCCCGCGGTGGCCTGGGCACTGGCCAGTCGGGTGGCTCGACGGTCCAGCTCGGCACTGTCCCGACGACGACGGGCGATGGACCTTCGGGCCCCTACCTGCCGGGTGTTGGTATGTCCACGGGCCCCTCCCTGGGTGGTGCGTCGTGGCTCGACACCAACGCCGGTGTGGGCGGCAACGATCAGGCTGCGGTGTTCGAGGACACGACGAACTACCTGCTCGCGAAGGTGGTGCTCAGCTCTGGAGTCAAGTGCGAGGGCAAGGTGCCGACGGAGGTTGCCAAGCTCCAGCTCAACGGACAGGACCGCTTCACGGAGCGCGAGGGACGGTACTTCAACCGCGTCCAGCCGTTCCAGCACCACACTCGCACGCCGGCGGTGGGTATCTGCGTGTACTCCTTCGCGCTCAAGCCTGAGGAGCACCAGCCGTCCGGAACGTGCAACTTCTCGCGTATCGACAAGGCCACGCTCCAGCTCACGGTGTCCGTCAACACGGTGCGTGGTGGACGCACGGCCCAGGTCCGCGTGTATGCCGTCAACTACAACGTGCTGCGCGTGATGAGTGGCATGGGTGGACTGGCCTACAGCAACTAGAGACCTCCGCAACAATCCGAAAACAACACAACAAAATGTGTGTGGAAACCCACCTACATTTTCTGTTTGTCATACAAAATGAGATATCCCATCTACACCCCGAATGTCAAACCTTACCTAAAAAGCCTACATGAAGCAATTGAGTCCGGATGGGTCAGTTCGCAGGGTGAGTTCATTAACAAGGCTCGTTTGCGGCTTCAATACATGATTGGAACACCTTACGTGGTTATGACAAATAATGGGACTAGCTCCACACACCTTCTCTATCTTTCGCTCAAGTTCAAGTATCCATACCTCAAGACGATTTATGTCCCTAACTATGTATTTGTTGCTGTTTGGAATTGTGCTCTCTACGAGTATCCTGCAGATATGCTGCGTGTAATGGACGTAAACCCTGACACGCTTAACATGTGTGAAGATGAAGCGTATCTCAGATCATTGGAACCGAATGCTGCCGTCGTTGTTGTTCATAATGTTGGAAATGTCGTGAATGTTCCTCGTATGAAACGCATCCGCCCCGATCTTATCATCGTGGAGGATGTATGCGAGGCATTCATGGAGCAATATGAAGGCAGTGTAGTTGGTACCGCTTCCTTGTGTGCCGGACTCTCGTTTTTTGCGAACAAGATGGTTACGTCGGGAGAAGGCGGTGCGTTCTATACAGCAGATAAGGAGTTATATGAGTTTATCTATAGAACATGTCATCACGGCATGACATCCGAGCGATATATCTACGACACTCTGGGGTATAACTATCGCATGACGAATCTCCAGGCGGCGTTGCTGTATGATCAACTGTTGGATATCGACGCAATTATTTCACAGAAACGAACAGTGTATAGTCGGTATACAAAGCTATTTCCAACGGAAACAACGACAACAGGTATTTGGATGTTTGCTGTGCGACTCCCGACCGTTAGGGATTCGAACCACATGTGCCGTGTACTATCCACGTACGGTGTGGATATTCGCCCGATGTTTTACGATATCCATGATCACGCTCATTTGCAAGAAATAAAGGCACTGTCGGATGACTTTCACCATGAACAAGTTGTCATGATTCCGTCGTCAAGCACACTCACTGCTTTTGATCAGGTATATATTGCAACTCGTATACACCAATACGCAACGAACACACTGTCTCCACTCGAGATTGTGGAAGGAACCGCCGACTTGATTGAGGCGTTTGCTCGTAATGAGATGCCGTCTACTTTTAGGTATTTCAAAAATAGAGTGATCCCTGATTGCATAAAGTCACATGTTATTAGCTTGATTGGACTGATCGAAAACGAGCCCGTTGCATATGCGCACATCGACTTCGAAGAGAAGAACTGGATTGGTATTTGTGTTCTCCCTGCGTTTCATCGTCGCGGTTACGGTCGTATCATCATGCAGTTTTTGATTGACTATGCGCGCGTTGTAGACATCAATACACTATTTCTCACAGTTGACATTGATAATACGGGTGCGCAGAATCTATACACTACACTCGGGTTTACGGTCTGCGATAAAACAAGTGATCATTTTTCGATGATAAAGGTCATATGATCAGATTACCCGTCTCAATCGGAGAGGCAGTTGACAAGCTAACGATATTGGATATCAAATGTAAACGCATTCAAGATCCCGAACGCCTTGCGTTCTGTAAGCAAGAGTATGATATCTTATACGAAGAGCTAAAGGATACCGTGAAGACATTTCGATACTACTACGACCGACTGTTAGAAGTGAATGATTCGATCTGGGTTATGCAGGATGATATACGAGTCATGAAAAATCCGGATGGTCAAAAATGTGTAGAAATCTTAAATAAGAACGACATGCGGTTCCGCATTAAAGATGCCATCAATCATATATCACAGTCTGTCATTCGCGAGAAGAAGGGATACGCGAAACAAATCGCTCTGTTTATGGGACATATGGGTCTTGGCGATCATATTGGACTTATCGGGGCAGTTCGTTATGCCTCGCTACAATATGACGAGATTCATATTCCTTGTTTCTTAAAAAACCTCGAAACATTGAAGAGCTTCTACTCTGATAATCCATCAATTAAGTTCATTGTGATCAACGGTGGATATGTAGTGCGACCGACAAACACGAATCGAGGCGAGTGTATTCATGTACCCCCGAACGTGTTTGCAGCTGTGTTGCGTTCGGGCTTTTACACATTGCCTCACCACGACATGAATGATCTACCCTCATGCTTCTATCGTGACCTCAATCTTGATCCGGCTATCCGCCATACGTATTTTCATGTACCGGATAACGAACCTTCACATGCGCTCTATTCCATCGTGAAATCACAAGCGTATATCTTCGTTCAACAGGTTTCGTCCAGCAATGTGACGCCGATCATTAAGTGGGATGTAAAGGACATTCTTACGATTGATCCTAACATGAACGTGTATCAGCAAGATCATCCGTGGTATGACCTTGCTCAACAGTTTGTTAATAAGCCGTTCTCCCATTATTACGAAACGATAAAGCATGCTGTCGAGATTCACACTGTGGATAGCTCCTTCTACTGCCTTGCTTCGTACCTACCTCTCGATGCAAATGTCAAGGTGTGTTACAATCGCGAGACAGGGGAACCTATTTCAACCTACACGTTTTCATGAAAGATCACTCACTACCATTTTTCTAACAAGCTCCGGAAATGACGTGTCTGCCTTCCACCCTAAAACGCGATATGCCTTTGAGGGATCTCCAATAAGATACTCGACTTCAGCAGGGCGATAGAATACGGGATCCGTTCGAATGACAATACGTCCCGTTTCATCGACACCCACTTCATCCACGCCTTGACCGGACCATGTTACTGTGTGACCAGCAAACTTGAATGAAAGCTCTGCGAATTCACGAACGGTGTGCATTTCACCCGTCGCTAACACGAAGTCGTCCGGAGTATCCTGTTGAAGCATCAGCCACATTCCATACACATAGTCCCTCGCGTACCCCCAGTCGCGCTTTGCATCAAGGTTACCAACTTTTAGAACGAACTCTGGATTCGCATAGATTTTCTTAATCGACATTGTGATCTTGCGAGTGACAAAGTCCTCTCCCCTGCGTTCGGATTCATGATTGAAGAGAATTCCATTACAAGCATACATGCCGTAACTCTCACGGTAGTTCTTTGTAATCCAATACGCATATAGCTTTGCGATCGCATACGGACTCCGCGGATAAAAGGCAGTTGTCTCGGTCTGCGGCGTCTCTTGTACCTTGCCATATAATTCTGATGTTGATGCTTGGTAGAATCGAGTTTTGAATCCAATTCCAAGCTGACGAATTGCTTCAAGAATTCGCAAGGGTCCAACGCCGTTCACGTCCAGAGTGTATTCAGGTTGCGTAAAAGATGTATGAACCTGCGACTGTGCGGCAAGATTATACACCTCAATGTGTTCTGCTTCGCGTATGGACAGAAAAGCGTTCATAATAGAAGCAATGTCTCCCATATCTGCTTGAACGAGCCTTAACTTTGGGTTTTCTATAATGCCTTGAATACGTTCTGTTTGCGTTGTAGATGAACGACGGATCAATCCAATTACTGTATAGCCCTTCTCAAGGAGGAGCTCTGCAAGATATGATCCATCTTGGCCCGTGATTCCGGTGATTACACCAATCCTATTCATTACGTTAGTGATACAAAGAAGTCTCGTGCGAATGAACACATAAATATGGCATTATGTAGTAATGGTCCACGCGTTCTCCTTTTGTCTTTATGGTCCGCCAAATCCTCTATATTATCCATTACCTATGCTGGAAAACATCTACTTGGCAGGCACATACTTTCCCATGTGGAAGGTGTACATCTACGTAGCTCCTGACGTGGACTCCGGGTTTGTGACTCAAGTCGGACACTATTCAAACGTAGTGATTCGACAAACTGAAGTTTGTGGTCCTGAAAATATGATACATCGTTTCTTTGCAATCGATGAGCCAGACGTTGAGACCATGTTTAGTCGTGATGCCGATAGTCGTATTCATTGGAAGGATAGATGGGCTATCAATGATTTTATGTCTAGACCTGCGTACTCTCTACACGGTATTCGCGATAATAAATCGCATGGAGCAGTGCTACTTGGCGGATTATGGGGTATGCGGAAAATCGGTATTAATATGAGAGGAACATACGAGATGTTCAAGGCCAATCCGCAGGATAATGGATGTGGATACGATCAAAGCTTTTTGGCAGCGTGTATTTATCCACACTTGAAGGACAAGTTATTAGTACATTATAGTAACGGACAGAAACTCAGTGGGGAACACGTTATCGAATTTCCCTTCGAATGGACAAACGATATCTTTTGTGGACGACCCGAGTCTAATTTCAAGGATACGACACAGCCACCCGCGAAAGAAAAATCGCGGTCGCATGTACTTCAATTTTTACATTCTAGGAGTAATGGTTGATATCAGTATTTTAATGCCGACTCTATATGAGAGACGTGCGCTATTTCAAGCGGCATATACCGAGATCATGCGACAAGTCAAAGAATGTCCGGAGATCAAGGTTGAAGTGCTATATGAAGTCGATAACCGTGAAATGACACTAGGAGCAAAGCGAAACAAGTTGGTTTCCCGATGCACCGGAAAGTATCATTGCTTTATCGATGATGATGATATCATCGCACCTTACTATTTGAAGACGTTTGTACCTATGATCACAAGTGGAGTTGACTATGACTGTGCCGCTTTCTTGGGCGCCCATTATGAGAGAGGTGTGTTTAACAAGCTTTTTTATCATTCAATCGACTTTCAGTCCTGGTTTGAGCGTCCCGAGGCTTACTATCGTACGATTTCACCCATGAACATTGTCCGTACGAGCATTGTTCGTGAGATTCAATATGCAGATATTCGCGATACAGAGGATCACGAGTTCTCAATGCGGTTACATAATTCTGGGCTTCTGAAGACTGAGTTTACGATAGATAAGACAAGGCCAATTTACCACTACATTGATTGTGTCAAGGAAACGCGTTCTGAATGGAGTTTTAAGTGGAGGGGGGACTATCTGGAGATGTATCGAACACCTAAGCGTTTTTCACCATTTAATCTTCGTAAGGTATAAATGAAGACAGTTGGTTCTCGTGCTCAGGTTATGCATGGCAACGCCCAGAAGACTTCAGGTGGCCTATCGAAGGGCGACCTCAAGTACAACAAGAGTGGTCGGATTGTTTCGCGTAAGAAGTCAGCTCGTATGTCCCATGGAAAAACCCGCCGCCATAAGTAATGGGTCTTGGCCTTTTTGGAACTCCACTCTATGTTAATGAGAAGTGCCTCGTGTTTGCGGCGTTTGTACTCTTGGTGTATTTCGCCCCTCATTCAAACGCTTGGCAGCATCAGGTTGTCGCTGGGTTCGTCTTGGCAATGGCTGCGTACGTCTTTATGGCCTGGTACGACTACATCTACGACTGTAATGATAAACTGGGACCAACCTTACTTGGAGCTTTTGTAGGTTGGCTCAAGCCATACGGCGGCGTACCACCAGGCACTCATGAGTTACCGATCAAGTACAAGAAGATTGTCGGGACATTTGATTTCGTAGTGTTGATTGTATTGCTGTGTCTATTGGCAATTCCTTATCTTCCCAGGAAGTAATGGCGGTCGCGAAGGATTTCATTGACGTCGCAATCAAGTCGGTGAATTGGCAATGGGGCAAGTTTGACATGCTTCCGATTGTTTTTGGAACGGTCATGGCTCTCATGGATATCTTTATGATGGGAGCCCTGAAGATGATCAGTAACAAAACCCTCCCGTATTCGGTTGGATTTCCTACCGCAACCGTTGTGTATGCGTTTCAACCGTATCTGTTTCTGAAGGCCCTGAGTCATGCAGATATGACAGTTGTGAACCTCATTTGGAACTTGATGAGCGACATTATTGTCACACTCTCCGGCGTATTCCTCTTTGGTGAGAGCATCAAAGGTCTCCGTTGGCTTGCGATCGGTATGAGCGTGTTCTCACTCTGCCTGCTCGCCTACACCGATGAATAACTGCGTAGAAGAACTTAGACACCGAGCCTCGAGGATACATAAATGAGCGAAGACCTGGTAGTTGCCAAGACAGTTCAGACGTCGCCCATTCGTACTCTCGCCGAGGGTCTTAAGTCGATGCTTGTGGAGATGAGTCTTGTCTTTGACAAGGATGGCATCCGCATGATCGCAATGGACAATACCCGTACAGTCCTCACTCACATGAGGCTTTACGCAAATAAGTTTGAGGAATACAGGTACAATCACTCAGCACCGAAGCTGGACGTGGGGTTGAATACGGATCACTTCTACCGTATTGTGAAGACGGTTACGAACGATGATACGATCACCTTTTCGGTCTCCAGAGCCGAGTCGAATCACCTCTGTATTACCCTGGAGAACGGTGAGAAGAAGCGTCGTATCCGCTATCGCCTGAATCTGCTGGATCGCGATGATTCGGACATTACGATGCCCGAAACAGAGTTCTCTGCTCGTATCACAATGCCTTCTCTGGACTTCCAGAAGATCTGTCGCGACATGACTCTGTTGTCGGCAAAGACTGTCGATATCAAGAATGTTGGAAACACATTGACCTTTTCTTGCAAGGGACCCTTTGCATCACAGACTGTCACTATGGGCGATACGGCTTCAGAGATGTCCATAGCCAAGAAGGAGTCTGAGGAGATTGTGAGTGGAACGTATTCCCTGCCTCACCTTGTTCTTTTTACTAAGTGCTCGAACCTGTCGAACAACCTGGAGGTTCACATGAAGAATGACTGGTTCATTATGATCCGCTATGTCATTGCGAACCTCGGCGACATCAAGTTATGTCTCATGCCATGTTCGACATAAATGTTTTCGGAATACTTCATAATGGCGGCCGAGTTCTTAGCTCAAATAAATATGCATCTAGACAATCCGACACCCGAGGGTCCACTTGTTCCCGTGATTGTAAATCCAGACAGTAAGTTTGTTGTCATCACCTATTGGTGGGGCGGAGACAGACTTAACAAGAATACTCAACGCCCATGCCCTGATGTACTCCTCGAGCAAATCAAGGAAACGCTTGAAGAACAGATCGTCGAAGAAGGCGAAGACGCGGATGAGGAGAGTGATGAAAAAGTGATTGCGAATATCTTTACCACCTTCAATGCTGCGAAGAAGAAAAAAGAGGCGATTAAAAGGGAAGGTAGGCCACTGACAGTTGCAGAGAAGAAAGAATTTAATGCTGCAGCAACGGCTCGCCAGACGTTCTTGGCGACATACATTAACAAACCGGAAACAAAGGTCAAAATCGCAGCAATGACAGAACAACTCATTGAAAAAGCGAAGGCAGAAGGGGAGTGGGGAGAGTTTCTTCCTGGTAAAGGAGGTTATGTAGCTCCGATTACGTTTGAACAGATGATTACACGTTGGAAGGAAGACTGCCGCAAGGCAAATTGTAACTATATGGCAATTCGGTACACGGGCTTTGAAGCTAATGGCATGTACCAATCCGCCATCAATGCGAAACCGTTGTTCATCAAGCGTGCCGTGGAATCATGTGCGGCCGCTTTCAAACAACTGGGAAAGCCATTCACGGGATGTCTCTACATTGACGGCGACGAAAAGGTTAGACAGTACCCTGTGTTGTTTGATACGCCTAACGTAGATTTCATGGCACGCGGGTGGAACTGTGATCCCCGTGCTAGCAGTAGGTATTTGGGAGAACTGTGTTACGATCCGTATATCTTTGAAACATCCGGAGGCATCATGTTTTTTGCGGATAGCGTTCCTTCTAAAAACCTATTGGACTCATGGTCTAAAGAAAGCCTAAAGCAAACCAATGCGGGTAAAGCCGATGACCGTATCCTTTCGTTAATTTTTACGAACCGTCAAATGGATCTTCCCATTGCTCTGATCCAGCTGCCGATTGAATACCTATGGCTGAACAGTGCATATACGTTCCAGCTTCCGAAAGACAGAGCTTTTAAGGATGTCATCGTTACTCACCCTGAATGCTTGACAAGTGAAGAAGCAGCCGGAGACCAAGGCGCTGCTTCAGATCGTAATCCGCGGTTTTACACGAACTTAATAACCAATCGTATAAGGTGTGAGAATCGTGGCGGAATTTTTTACGAGCGTGTTTTCTTTGAAACCAAGGAAGATCGCACAGCCTTCCGACCATACTTAGATTACATGGGTCGCGATGATGTGAAGTTTGATAATGGCAAAAGGATGTTAGTAGTCGTTCCATGGGACGCTGGTTATGGAGAGTATACGGTCGCAGTAGAAGGAAACAAGGCGGCCGCCGCCGCCGACGACACAGCGATTGTACCAACAGAAAAAATCAATGGTCGCGATTGTGTTCGTCTAAAAACTCTAGAGGTACTACCAATCTACAAATGTCTGAGTCAGGGACTTGATGTTGTGATAGGTGATGTCCCTCAAGTAAAGCCCGAAACGGACATTTATGCTATTAATCTTACACTACCTTCCGATGAGACGGATCTTCTAACTCACTTGATACTTGACATTGAAACCAAGGAAGATAGTGATGGACTTCCCAAACTATTTTTCTGTGCAAGGAACCGAATCGTTGTAGAGCTGATCTCCATGTGCACAACCTTGGAGGACATAAATAAACACATCGAAACAAGTTACATGTTTCTCTCGCGAATCCGTTGGCAGTTTGGACCCCGGCCTGATGGACCTTCCAACGCCGCCGTGTCGCCGCCTCCTCCTCCTGAACGTTCCAACGCCGCAGCGATTCCTCCGCCTCCTCCTCCTGAACCTTCCAACGCCGCAGCGATTCCTCCGCCTCCTCCTGG